CATTGTGCCGACCGCTATCCGCATTTTCAACGAGGTTGGTCTTATACCTGTGGTGAACTTCACCGCTGATGTTGCAACCATGAACATCATCAATACCGACAACCCGGAGGAATCCGTACCGTTCGTTGCTCCGTTCAATCAGATTGCTCCTATCGTGAGCAACGCTGGTAAACAGGCTACGAACGAAATGCAAGCTCTCGGTTCTTCCATCACCTATATGCGCCGTTACCTGTATATGATTGCGCTGGACATTTGCGAGAGCGATTCCATTGACGCAAATCTCGGCAAGGGTGAGACTGCTTCCGCTCCGGCGGCAGAGAAGAAAGCTCCGGCTACTCCCGAGCAGAGACAGGAAGTGAAGGAGAATCTGACTGCTCCGGCTGACAATGCTTCTGCTTTACAGATTAAGGGTCTGAAAGCTGTTCTCAAGAAGCTCAAGGACGCTGACCCGAGCAAGGAGGAACTGATTGCGAATATCGCAGTACAGACCAAGGGATTCACAGAGATTTCCAAGTCTGATTGCGAGACGCTGATTCAGAAGATTACTGCAATGCTGGAAGGAGGGGCTAAGTAATGGCAGACATTAAGTGGCTCGAGGGCAATCGTATTCAGATTGCCCCTCCTAAGAAAACCAAAAAAATCACTGGTACTCGCTTCGCTACTATCCTCGGTCTGAATCCGTGGAGTACCGCATTTGAAATGTGGTGTGCGGTTACCAAAACCTATGAAAAGCCCTTCGAGGACACTATCTACACGGTTGCTGGTAAGACCATCGAGCCGAAACAGGCTCGCTACATGGAGCAGTCCTACGGTATGGACATTGTTCGCCCTTCCGATGTGTGGGGTGAGGACTACTTCAATAAGACATGGGGAGATTTCTTCCCGGAGAGCAAACACCTCGGCGGTATGTGGGACTATCTGATGAAGGGTGAGGACGGCAAGACCATCGAAGCTGTTCTCGAAATGAAGACCACCAAACGTGCGGAGGACTGGCAGAACGATGTTCCCGAGTATTACGCATTACAGGCGGCGTTATACGCTTACCTGTACGGTGTGGACGATGTGATTATGGTTGCTTCCTTCCTTGACGAGAAGGACTACAAAGACCCGGCGGCATATCAGCCGACCGCAAGCAACACTATCACGGTTGAGTTCAAGGTCTCCGAGCGTTACCCGGATTTCGCAGACAAGGTAACCGCTGTTGAGCAGTGGTGGGCTGATTATGTCGATACTGGTATCTCCCCGGAGTATGACGAGAAGAAGGACGCTGAAATCCTTGCGGCACTCCGTACCAACACCCTGTCTCCCGAGACGGACATTGAAGCTCTGATTGCAGAAGCCGAAGGTCTCAAGAAGGAGCTGGACGAGATTTCCGCTTCCACCGCTGACAAGGAGAAGCGTCTCAAGACCATCAACGACATTATCAAGGAACACGCTCTGACACAGTTCCGTGACGGTGACAAGAAGGTCGAGGTCAAGGGTTCTACCTATGTGTGGACTGTCTCTCGTTCCGAGACCACCAGCGTTGATAAGGACGCTCTGAAAGCTGACGGCTTGCTGGATAAGTACAGCAAGAAATCTGAAACCTACCGCATGACGGTTAAATAAGGAGGACAAATTTATGGGCTTTACTGAAATTCTGACAATCATTTTCGTTCTGTTGAAGGTATTCGGTGTGATTTCGTGGTCGTGGTGGCTGGTATTTTTGCCGGAAATCATCGCCGCTGTCTTCTACATCATCGTGGTTATCGCAAGCGTAATGGGTATGAATAAGACCCGAAAGAGCTTCGATAAGCATTTCGACAAATTCTAAGGAGGATAAATTCATGGCAAACAGTAAGGAACTGACCGAACAGGTCATGGAACTGCATAAGAAGCAGACCGAGGAAATGAAAGCTCTCGAGGAACAGCGTGAGGAAGCTCTCAAGGTTGAGAAGTACGATGAAGCCGCTGTTGAGCTTCACAATATGTACGACAGCTATATCAAGGCTGGTTTCACCGAGGAACAGGCATGGAAGTTGAC